CTCGAGGCGGGCTACGTGGATGACGGACCACAATTGATCTTCCTGGGAAATCTAACCACTGTCGATTCCGAGCGCGACGGTCCCGACTGGATTACCACAGTGACCTCGGGTGACGGGGAACGAGCCTACCGCACTGCGCGAATCAATCAGGCATTTCGCAAGGGTGCGACTGTCGCGGCCACCATGCAGGCTGTGGTCCGTGTTCTCGGATTGGGGGAAGGGAATCTGGCCCAGATACAGCCGACAGACGCGTCGGGCAGCAAGATCCTGGTACGAGGTATGGTCATGTCCGGGTCGGCATCGCGCGCCCTGACCGAGATGTGTCGATCCTCCGGATTGGAGTGGTCCTGTCAGGACGGCACGATCACGATCATGCCGACGGGTACCGCCCTCGCGGGGCAGGCAGTGGTCATTTCGGCACGCACTGGAATGGTCGGATCACCTAACGTTGACGGCAATGGTGTGCTCAAGGTCAAGACCCTCATGATTCCCGATGTGCAGATCGGGCGTGTCGTCGTGGTCGAAGCCGAACAGGTCAAAGGTAACTTCCGGGTCGAAAAACTGGTCACGGACGGCGACACGCATGGGGGTGATTGGGGTCACGAAATCGAAGCAAAGAGGTACTGATGGGACCAAATCTCGATCCAGACCTTGGACAGTTGATCCGTCGCGCACTGCAGAACCAGATGTTGGATCTGCATACGTGCATGGTCGGCACGGTCAAGTCCTACGATGCGACACAGCATACGGCGGATGTACAGCTCGCGGCGAAGCGCCCGATTCTGAACTCCGACGATGAGCTCGTGTTCGAAGACTGGCCATTACTTCCCGACGTGCCCGTCGTCGCTCTCGGTACGCTTCGATCGCATCTGCGGATGCCATTGGAAGTCGGTGATGCTGTGCTGATTGTGTTCGCCGAACTGAGCACGGCCGAGATGCTGGGCGGGCAAGATCTGGTCGAACCGGGAGACACCACGTCCAAGGGGCTCTCACATGGTTTTGCTATCCCGTTCGTGCGCCCGGGCAGCGCGACCGGCGGCGAGCTCGTAGCACAGGCTACGAAAGTGGACGACAATTTCCAGCTATTTGTGGACATGTTTTCGGCCTGGACCCCCGTGGCCCAGGACGGAGGGGCTGCACTTAAGGCGCAGTTCAGTGCTACGGTACAGGGAAATGTTACAACCACCGGCGCTGCGGAGGTATTGGTCAAATGATCGGACGTAGAATCCCAGTCGGTGACGAGCTGCTGGCCGACGGGCAATCCGTGACCATCGAAGGCAGTGAGTACGCAGTGCAGAAAATTCAGCAACGGCTGCAATTTTTCCTGGGCGAGTGGTTTCTAGATACCTCCCTGGGCGTGCCCTGGTACGAACGAATACTGGTGAAGAATCCAGACCTACGGTTCGTTCAAGGCATTTTGCGCGACGAGATTGCCAAGGTCCCAGGGATCCGGGATGTACAGTCCGTGGAGGCCTCGCTCGACCTCACGACGCGCCGGCTGACGATCGCCTACCAGGCCCAGTGGTACGATGCTACATTGGTAACTGACGTGTTCACCACGGTTATTGGCCCATGACTCTAATCACCGACACGAGCCTCTGGGGTGTGCAACCGACTGGTTTTTACGCACCCAATGTCGAGGAGATCCTCGCTGTAATCAATCAGGATCTCCACGATGTGGTGAGTCCAGATCTCGATCTCGACCCGGATTCGCCAGACGGTCAACGCTCAGGCGTGGTCGCTCGGCAGCTGGCTCTCGTCTGGGCCGGCTTAAAGGTCGTGCATGACGCCAACAACCCCGATAATGCCGAAGGTGAACTACTGGACGATCTGCTGGCACTGACCGGAGTAACGCGCGAAGGGCCACGCCCCACTGTAGTGACGGCCTTATGTACGCTCACTGCTGGGACCACATTGTTGGCCGGCGTGTCGATGGCCAGTGTGGTCAATCGACCGGACCAAACCTACACTCCGATCGCTGACTTCACGGCTTTGGCGGACGGATCCTACTCGATCCCTTTCCAGGCCACCGAGACCGGCCCGCAGCAACTGACGTTGTACACTCTGACAGTCGTTCAGACCGGCGAGACTGGCTGGACAGATGTGATCAACAATGCCCCCGCTGCCGTTGGCTCGGATGGTATGACCGATGCCGAAGCGCGATTATTTCGCGAGCAGGAGCTAACCCGTGCTGGCAGCGCCACTGCCGCAGCATTGGTCGCAGACATCTCCGTGCTTGACGGTGTGGCCAGTTGCGCCGTGTTGGAAAATGACACGGATACTACCGATCTCTATGGGGTCGAGCCCCATAGTTTCGAGGTTCTGGTTTACGGCGCGCCGGATACAGCGACGTTGGCCCAGAAAATCTGGGAGAACAAGCCCGCTGGCATTCCGGCAAACGGCACGACCGAGATTAGCTACACGGATGCCGGCGGCACCCTGCGAACGGTCTCGTACACCCCGATTGCGGCATCGGCTATCAAGATCTGGATCGAGCTCGTCACGACGGACGAATACGTAGGTGATGAGACCTTCGCCGATAATTTGTGTGCTCTACTCACGGCCGAAGCAACAGCCGGATCCAAGGTGTACCTGAGTCACGTCACCGCGTTCGCGCTCCGAGAAACCGGAGTGGTCGATGTGCTCTCTACAGCCATCAGCTTGACGGGGACGCCGACCTATTCCAACCTCACGATTGACCCTCGGCATATCGCGACCTTCAACCCTGCGGATGTGACCCTCGTATGACCACTGATGAATTCCAAGACCGGGTGATTGCGACGTTGGCCACTCTGACGGAGAGGGTGGATCAGCATATCAAACAGCACGAGGCCTCGCTTGCTAGGTGGCGTTGGGGGATCGGGATTGTTTTCACCGCCGGTAGTTTTGCCATCGCGATCCTGAAACTATGACCCTACCGATCGATCCCATTGACCACATCGCGGACGGGACGGCCAAGGTCATCTCGCAGTATCGAGACAAGCCGAGGTTTCTGCTCAAACTCGCTTGCTACCTGCAAGGGATCCAGTGGGTCGAGGATCAATTTGCTACCATTCACGACGCGTTTCGACCCGCCACTGCTACCGGTTTTCGACTAGATTGGGTGGGTGCCAAAGTGGGGCAGACCCGTATTGGATCCACCGATGAGGTCTACCGTAGGCACATCCTGGCGCGCATCGCGGCCAACCATTCACGAGGGCAAACGCAGGATCTACTAAAGGTCGCGTCAGCCTTGTGGGCTACCTACCGGTATGACGAGATCCCGCAATTCGCCTGGGTCCAAATTGCGACTGCAGAATCGGCTGAGATCCGTCAAGCCGAGTGGTCGATGCTGCAAGCTGCAGCGCCCGTCGGTGTCGGCATAATCCTGGTGCATTCTGGAGCTCCGTCAGGTAGCTTCGAGTTTACTTGGTCCACTGAAATCCAGGACATCGCCTTTACTCACGGATTTGACACCGTAGCCGGCTCAATCAATGCCGGGTATTTCGCCACAGTATTGGAGCCGTCATGACCGCTGTACCTAGCCAGACGCTACCTCGACCTGCTACCGATAGTGTCGTGACCGCCGGTTACGACGAATCAGGTCTGACCGTGAGGGCATCGCCAGGATCAATCCTGACGCAGGGTGTGCTTGGAGGTGCTCGATATCCAGCACGTTGGCTCAACTGGATCCTGGGCGGATTCGGTGACTGGCTGGCGTACCTCCGGGAGGCCTCTCCGGCTCGCCTCAGCACTATCGCCAAGGTCTTCCTGCTCGACGTCACGCGCGCTGGCATGACTTCGGACGACGCCTATCCCGTCCGTATCGGCTCACCGGGAGCCGCGTTTGGGTCCGCTGCGTACGCCAATCAGGTCGTGGTAGCGCAAACCCAGACGGCCCAGGATTGGTCCCTTGAGTTGAGTTCTGATCTGCCTCGCGATGGGTTGCTGACGCAACTGACGTTGCGACTGCTCGGCACTGGCAGCACACCAGACACGGCATGGCCTGGGATTGCCCTGTACCGGGTGCTGTACAATATGCACACCGAATTGCTGGGGAGCATCACATACGCATCAGGTGGGCTCTTCTCGGACGACCACACGATCACGCTGGATTTCAGCGGGTCGCCGATCGATCTGGCGCAGGAAAATGGCGGGATCCCTGTGCGGTATCTCCTTCAGGTGATCGGCGCGCGTCATGGCGGAGCCTGGACCGGGGAGGTCCTGTACTACGACGCGCGCGCCCTGGTCACTTCCAAGCCCTGGACGTAACCCACCAAAGTATTCGCCACAGGATACGTCCAATCCACGCACGCCAGGACCATCCCCCTCGTTCTGTGGCCGCAAAATACGTCCTGTCGAAAGAGGGGCGCTGCCACTCTAGCTCGGCGCAATTCGCGAGGTCAACCAGGGCCTCGCGGTTGCGTGTCGTGAGATAGTCCCACAGTGCATGCCAGGCTCGGGGTATCGGCTGGAAATCGGGATTGAGGCCGTTCAACTCGTATCGTAATGTCCCCATGAGCAGGCGCGCGTCGCGCAACTGGTTGAAGTGTGGGTCGCGCTTGTCGGCGGTCGTCGTCCGCACCTCTTCGATCGTAGGGTACTCGAGCCCGGCGGATCGCAGCACGGACCGACGGATCCATTCCGTGGTGGTTCGATGGGTCACTACGCGCCCTTTTTGGTCCTGACCGTGGTCGACGCCTGCTGGTAGATCCTAACCCCCGGGATCTCTCGTGCCCCTGCTTTGACCTGTGCGCGAATTAATGCGTCATTGGGGACGCACAATGCCCGAGGTACAGCTGTTGGATCTGTAACCTCAAAGACCCAGGTCATCTTGATCGAGGTACCAACTAGCACGGGTGCTTCGGCCACGGTCGACATGACCTGCATGCCCTGTTCGGTCTGTCCTGCCTTGAAGGCCTCGGCCGCCGATAACATCTTGGCCTGATTGGCAGCTGCTTGCGCTTGGGCGTCGGCAGTGATCTTTGCCCTCAGGCAGCGCTGTAGCGCGCCCAGGGCATCAAGCGCCGGAGCAAACCACGACCGTGCCTTAGCCTCGGCCTCGCGCAACGGTGCAGTGCATTCCTTGAGCTCGGCGGCTAGGGCTTTCTCTTGAGTCACGGCCCAATGCAGTGATTGGTTTACCAGCTGTCGATCCTCGTCTGACCGGATCTCGATAGCTTGCAGGGCCGCGAACCCGTCCTGGGCTTGGCGCGCCACGGTTGACCGATCGACAGAAGTGACAGTTAGTTGGACGTCAGACATTGTGCAGCAGTTCCTTTCGCGCGAATTGATAGAGGCCGACGGCATCGATTGCATTGTGGTCGTTCGGTATGACCGCGAGCTCGTAGGGCAAACACGCGGACAGCACCCGACGGTTGTGTATTGGTTTGGGCACTTGACGTTTCCACTGGGACGGTCGCACCAACACCAACCGTCTATGCGGGATGTGTCGTAGCAGACGACCCAGGCGTACTGCCAGGACCATCAGGTTTTCGGTGCGCTCTTCGAGTGTTTCCGGACCAACCGAGGTCAGATGTGGCTTCTCAGCCACGAGGAGGTCGATCGTAACATCGGTTATCTCCGTAGGAATGCAGATGCCACTGATCATAGTCAGACCATGCTTGAATGCATTCTCAATCAACCTGCGACCGACTAGGATGGTTCGACGTCTAGGTGTCGTAGCAAGGAGTCGATCCACTACTTGCCGCGGCGAATCACGGCATCCAATGTCCGGGTCGAAAGTGCCAGCGCGTTGCAGACACTGGCTGTCACCCCACGCCCATCCCGTGGTCTTACCTGGATCGATCGTTACTATGATGGCCATGGTAGCATCCTTCCGTTTGAGTCAAATCGGGCTTTCGCGGATTTCGACCAATACCGCATGATCACTGGGGAGGCCTTGGGTGGTACATCGGGCAGGTACTTGCCGGCGCCCAGGATGATCAGTCGTGCAAGTTCGGGTGCCGCGTCAGCCGCACGTTCTTCGGGACATTCGGCAAGTAGTTCGTCGTGGATGAAATTGACCATGAACGCCCCATACAATGGTGATGTCGAGTCGGTGTGCATCGCGCGATTGACGATGTATCCGGCATGCAATGCAGCATCGGCCACGAGCCCCTGGAATGGCGAATTGCATGCGGCACAGAACGGCGTACCGCTGCGCAGACGGCGAGTAAATAGCTGTTCGACACGGAATGTACCGCCTGGTTCTGCCCAGGACTCGATCAGTCGAAAGTACTCAAACATCTC